GCCAGGCCAGTGTGTTCTTGTTCCGGCTGCTGGCAGCACGGTACGCCCCGTGCGCAACCGGGAACGACTGAGACAGCATTGCGCTGATCTGCGTACGAGCGAGATCCTCGGGCAGTATCAGTCCAGATCCAGGAAGCTGCGCGTATTGTGTCATGGGCTAAGTGTTTGACAGTTCGGCCGATTGTATATCAGTGGGTCCGGCCTTACAAATTCGCTGATTTACTTGCAAAACTATTTGCGGTCAGCAGATCAGACCATGCGACACGCCCCGGCTGCCATCCAGGCGAGCGATCGCTAGCTCGAGATCGGCCTGACGCTTCGCCAGGTCTTCGAGCGACTGGCGCTTGAGCTTGCGACGACTGTTTCCGCTCTCGATCTCGTACTCTTGCCCGGTATAGGCGGCCAAAATTGCCGCTTTCACCAGTGCGAGCTCCGTCTCGAGCGCCTCTAGTTTTTCCTGAATAGTTGCCATGTCGGCCTCGCGTTCGTTGGTCCAGCCGATTCTACGCAAAAAGAAGCCCGCCGGTAATGGGCGGGCTCCAGTCTGGGAGGATTGCAGAAAGGAATGCGAACGATTTACCGGGTGCTCAGCAGATAAGAGACAACCGACCAGACAGAACACCAGAAGAACGTCGGCAGGACGATGTAGGCCAGAACAGCCTCCGGACTCAGCTGATACTTTGGCTTGCGGTGAAACCGGTCATATCCCATGCGGCAATGATTGGCAGAAACTGCGCGGAGTGGCTAGATGCTAAGCATTCTACAAGCTAGACCGCCTGCTTGAACAGGTCGTGCTGGTCGTTGTCGTTGGCTGCCCACATGTCCGGCCAGTAGCGATTGCCCTTCTTCATGTTCTCAGCGCCTGGCAAAAGTTGCAGATTGGCCTCGCAGTGCAGCCCGCACACGACCGGGCTTTGCAGCGGCACGATGTGGTCGACGTGCCACTCTTCTCCAAGCTCTCTCTTCAGTTCTCTCGCCTGACGATAGATCGCTGCAATCGCCGAGCGGTCGGCCCACTTGGGCGTCGCTTGAAGTTTTGCCGCTCTACGCAAGGCATTGTGATAGTTCATTCTGTCGCGGTTGCTTAGTCTCCACAATCGCGCCTGCGCCAACTCCTTATCCTTGTTTCTCTCGTAGTGCTGTGATCTTTTTTCTTTGACGTACGGCGCGGACGCTAACTTGTGGCGCCGTGATTTCAATTTGATCTGTTCGGAATTTTGCTGGTAGTACGCACGCGAGTAGTCAAGCACGGCGGTCTGGTTGTTTTCTTTCCAGCGCCTTGATGTGCTCTGCCATTTTTCTTTGTTGGCGTGGTATGCGCGTCTACTCCTCTCCGTGGCACTTTCACGGTTGCGGTAATACCACTCTAGCGCTCTAGCTCGATAAATATCCGGGTTTTTCTTCGCGGCGCTCCGCCTGTGTTCTGCCTGGCATGCTGAGCATTGTCCGGTGCTGGTATATCTTTCGGCGACATGCCCGCGAGGGCACTGCAATCCGGTTGCGTACCGCTTTAGCCCGGCAGCGCGGGCATCATCCCTAGATATGATTTCCATAGATCCTCGGTCAAAAGGTAGTCTGGAGTGGCGCGGCAGCGTTGACTAGACGTTTTCGGGTATCCCCTATCCGCGCAAGAACAGTATAGCTAGCTATGCAGCGGTTTCAATCTCTCCACGCACACGACGGACGTTATCGTTTGCTTCGTAAGTGCCTGAGAATATTTTTGCAAGCTGGTCCAGATCGACTCCGAGAGACATAAATGCTGCCAAGGCATATACAAGGCAATCGAGCACTTCATTTCTAGGGTGAATCTTGAAGTACTCGCGCACCGGGAACCCTTTTGAGTTGTGCTTCACGCGCACCTCTTCGGACGTGAGTTGCTGGTAATACCCAGCGTCGTAAGACTTACGGAAATGCACGTATCCGGGACCAGGATCGTCGATCTTCAGCGATCCGTAGATCGTGTCCTTCAGCGCGAACGTCCCGATCGGCACCAGCGGGATCTTGTCCAGGTTGTTCTTCGTCGGCGGTCCAACCGGTGGCACGCCATCGCCGCCGCGGCCCTTGATGCCGTAAATGCTCATGTGCTCGCGGGCGCCGACGTACGCATAGACCGCCTTGGTGTTCGCGCCGGCCGTATCAATGAATGTTCGCGCCACCTTCAGCGTCACGCCGACCGGGTGCTTGTATTCGGTCGCCAGGTACAGGTCGAGCAGCTGCCAAACTAGCGGCTGGTTCGGGTCGCCCATGATCACCTTATGCTCGAGGCTCCATGTCTGCTCGCCGCCGCCCGGCCCGATCCCCTTGCCGATCAACTCCACCTCGAGGCGGTCCGGCTGCACGTCGCCACCAGCGGTCAACACGAGCACCTCGGCCGGCAGCGGATTGGTGCTGTAGTCCTCTGCGCGCTCCATGAGCGAATGCGGATTGACCCGATCGCCGACCTCTTCCCAGGTCTGCGCCAGGACATTGTTGATGAACGCCTTCAGTCGCTGCGGATTGCCCTGCGAGTCGATCCACTGCTGGGCAATCTTCGCCCATGACTTCCAGCCGATCGGCGAGTACAGCGCGCTGATGTGGTAGCCGCGCTTCGTGGCGTCGTGCCAGTCGGGATTGGTGGCAACCCAGCGAGCGGTCCCGCCGTCGTGCGCGTCGCGCAGCATGGCGGTCTTATGGTGCTCTTCGATGATGCAGCCATTGACCGGGCACACCATGTGCGCCTTCTTCGGGCGATACCGGCCGGTGTCGTCCTTCGGGATCTTGAAGTTCTGCCAGGTCAGCTCGTGGAGCTCGCCGCACTGCGGGCACGGCACGTGGTACTTGCGCTGGTCCGAGTTCAGATACTCGGCCTCGATCCGGCACACCCCACGGATGCCAGGTGTCGAGCATTTGTAAATCTTCCGGCGCGCGAACGTGTTGGTCCGCTCCGTCGCCAGCCCGAGCGGGTCGCCCTCGCCGTCCACATCGTGCGGCCAGTTTGATATCTCGTCCGCCATCAGGTAGCGCACGGGTGTCGATCTCAGGCCGGCCGCGGAGTTCGCGCCGCCCAACAGCAGGATGCCGCCGGGGAACTCCTTCTCCAGCATGTTGTTGCCGGACTCGCGCGACTTGTTGTCTGCGATCTTCTCCGTCAGCCTCGGGCACTCCAGCACCATCGGCGAGATGCGCTGCTTCGAGTACCGCTTGGCGTTGTCCACGGTCGGCTGCACAAGCAACATCGGGCCCGGCGCGTGGTCGATGACGTACCCTACCCAGTTGTTGCCCGCCTCCGATTTGCCCGTTTGGGCAGCCGCCATCAGCGACACCTCTTGCACCGGGCTGCAGGCGCTCAGGCTGTCCATCACCTCCCGCATGTACGGCGTGCGCGCGGTTCGGTACGGGCCCGGCTCGGCGGCTCCTTTTTGCGGCAGGATGCGGTGCAGGTCAGCCCATTCGCTCACGGTCACGACCGGGTCGGCGTCCCACGCTTCAGCGACGGAGCGCGTGTAGCTCTCGCGGATCTTGTCGGTTTCGTTGGCTGCCATTATTTCGGGTCGGCGCCAGGCCGGTACATGTCAGCGGACAGCTGCCGCAAAATGGCGGTGATCTCACCGAGCAGGTAGATGTGCACCTCGGCCGGGTCGGTCAGGACCGCCAGCTGGGGAGAGCAACGGTCCGGGATATTCAGGATCGCGTCGCGCACCCGGCGGTGGACCTTGAACGCTTCCATCTTCAGCTGATCGACGCTCACCAGCTTGCCGACGCGCTCATCGTGCTCAAGCTTCTGCAGCCTGGCCGTGTAAAGCTCGCGAACAGCCCGGCTCTGCGCGTAGGACGGCCCGCCAGCGGCTGCCCGGCCAACGTCGCCCGTGTCCTCGGCCGCAGCAGGCTGTCGGGCTTCTGGCGCCTCCGCTGGCCCGGCGCCGGACGATGAGACAGGCAGCTGCACATCCGGCTTGCCGGCGTACTTTGCCCGCGCCGGCGATACCTTGGCGGCCGGGCCCACGTGTGAGCGCTTGCTGCTGTCGGAATTCGCCGACCACTGCTCACCAGCGGCCGGCCACTCGAGCAGCGGTCGATTGCTGCCCGCCGTCCGGCTGTGAACCGTCACGCGGCCGGCCTTGATAGCCTTGTGGACCGCGGTGTCGGATACGCCAAGACGGCGCGCGGCCTCACGGATGCCTATGAGCTCGCTCATTATGCCGCGGCTTCGGCGCCGTCACCGTTGCCCGAGAGACGGCCGACAGCCACATCGTCGAACGACTGGCTGGTCGCCTCCAGCGTTGCGCGCTTGCCGGTGTAGTCCTGCCAGCGCTTGACGATCACGTCGACGTAGACTGGCTCGAGTTCCATGATCCGCGAGTAGCGGTGGGTCTTCTCGGCCGCGATCAGCGTGGAGCCTGAGCCGCCGAACAGGTCGAGCACGACCTGGCGCTCCTTGCTGCTATTCATGATCCCGGCCTCGCACAGCGCCACCGGCTTCATGGTCGGGTGCAGGTCGTTCTTCTTGGTTTTGTCGATTTCCCAGATGCTCGGTACCGCGATGTCCCACACGTCCGTCGCGCCCTTGGCGCCGTGGAACACGTGGTCGTGGTTCCAGCCGTACAGGATCGGCTCGCTATCGGCCTGCCAGCCGAAGATGATCGGCTCATAGATCGACTTGTAGTCGCTGTTGGACAGGTTGAGGTTGTTCTTTTTCCAGATAATCAGGTTGCGCCACTTGAGCCCTGCGCCGGTGAGCGCGTTCATCATCCAGTCGATACCGAGCCGGTAGAAGCAGACGTAGAACGCGCCGGTGCAATAGACGCTGATCGACACCGCAACGTCGTGCAGGAACTGCTCGCCCTCTGCTTTCGACAAGTTGTCGTTGGCGATCTTCTTGTGGCCGGCCGCCGATGCGGAGCGCTCGCCCTTCTCGTTGATCCCGCCGTCGAAATTCATCAGGTACGGCGGGTCGGTGAAAACCATGTCCGCGCGCTTGCCCTGCATCAGCACGTCGAGCTGCGCCAGGTCGGTCGAGCTTCCGCACATGACGCGGTGCTTGCCAAGCAGCCAGACATCGCCGAGCTGCGACACTGGCGTCTCGCCAACGTCGGGCACTTCGTCCGGATCGGTCTGCGGCTCGGTCGCCTCGGTGTCGTCCGGCAGCAGGTCCGCCAACTCGTCCTCGTTGAAACCGGTCAGCGACAGGTCGAAGCCATCAGCCTGAAGGTCGGCGAGCTCGGATGCCAGGATATCCTGGTCAAAAAAGCTGTTGTCGCCGAGCTTGTTGTCCGCGATGACATACGCCCGCTTTTGAGCGTCCGTAAGGTGATCGAGAACGATAACCGGAACCTCTGTCAGTCCGAGCTCCCTTGCCGCCATCAGGCGCCCGTGACCTGCGACGATGCCGTCCTTTGAGTCGACGAGAATCGGGTTGTTGAAGCCAAATTCAAACATCGACGCGCATATTTGGGCAACCTGCTCAGCCGTGTGCACGCGGCTGTTGTTGCTGTATGGGACAAGGCGATCGATCGCCCATAGTTCGATGTTCTTAGCAAGTGCGGGGAGCATATCTCTTTGAGTACCCTAGTTGTTTCAGTGTTTGGAATGTTGCTGCCTGCCACATCGACAGGTTTGAATTCATCACCTGCCACAGTTGGTCCAGGTCGACGCCGGTGGCGATGATCTCTTGCGTCAGCATCTCCACGCGCTTGTGGTGACGCTTGCATAGTGCGATCAAGTTGTTCTGATCATTATCTGGCCTCACCCGATACGGGACGATGTGATGCACGTCCAATCCTTTGGATGTTCCGCACAGCGCGCAGAACGACGCCAACTCCCTCGCTTCGCCGCGGACGAGCCGCCACCTGGGCCCGTAGTTTTTGGTCCGTTCCTCGTTGGCCATCCAGTTGTGGTAACAGGCAGCAGAACAGAACAATGCAGACGCGTTCGACTTGCCTGACAAGACGCTTGGATAAACAGAGAATGGCTTGCTGCACTTCTTGCATTCGCGGCCGATACGTTTCGCTTCCTGCGAAAGTCGCCTGCAGCGCATAGAGCAGAACGTCTTTCTCGCAGACAAGACCACGAACGACGATCCGCAGTGCTGACAATCTCGATGGACGCGACTTGCAGATCGCTTCGCGGCCAAGGTGGCATTTGCGCCGCGCAACTTCGCAGCTCGAGAGCACAGCCCGCATGTCGTGGCCGGGTTGTCCTTTCGGACCACTTCAGTCTTGCCGCAGCAGTCGCAAGTCCTGTCGCGCACATAAGCGACCTTCTTTTTTTGGACAGTAGTTTGCATGTAAATCGGCTAGCAACGCGTGTGTTGAGCATTGTAACTCTCGCGCGGTGGTTTGCAAACCTGGGTTGCAAACCTGCTAACGACTTGCAGAAATCAAACCCATTCAAAAAATTGATCACAGGCGGAACGAAGCGCTTCTT